TGTTGGACGAGGGTTGACTTGACCTGCTTGCCATGATGGTTGTTGTGCTCCAGTTCCCCATTGAATTAGAGGTTGATAATATGTTCCGGGTGTTATACCTAAATCAGCTAATGCAGTACTACCGGAGCCACCTTCTGTAAGTGTAATAAAACGAGCAGGTCCTGTAACAGGTTCCGGTACATTTTCAAATATACACAATTTACCATTGCGAACTGATGCAGTTACATAGGTCCATCCCAAATTATTAATTTCGGCAGCAACGCCTGCAACGTTACCAATACCACCGCCTGCATCAGGTACGTTTATTGCTACTGTAACAGTACCATCTAAATTTAAGTTAAATGTATCACCGGCATCTAATACCGGGTTAGATTCAGTGCCTTCTACAGTAGGCCAATCTGTTTTCCATGTACTTCCTCCTATTTGTGCCCAAACATTAGTAGTAGTCTTATAAAAAAGTTCGAACACTGTTGCAGGTGCAGATGATGTTTGATTTATTGGGTACACCGCATAATCACCAATACTTCCCAATGATTGAATTGGAACACCACCAACCATATTGATAGCGTCTGTAATTACAATCGGATTTTGTAATACAAAACTACTTGTAGTGGCATTAAATTCATAAATACCCCATGTAGTTTCAGTTGTGTCAAACCAATAAGTTCCGTTAGCTGGATTACCTACTGGACGACCTGTAGTACCTACAAGACTTGCTAAGTCAATGTCTGCTCTCAATACGTAGCAACGATTAGTCACTCCGAGTAAAGAGTAAGCAGCCAATAGACCATACTCATTAAGTTCGTATCCCTGCAATGGTGTGCCATTACTACTAGTGTAGAATGTTGGGTTACCGTAAAGAGTAACAAGGTCACGTTGACTCGTAACTTGATATAGTTTATTTGCGTTCGCTGCCGTTGTAGCTGTTGCAACTGCGACACCGTTAGGGTCAACCTTATCTTGTGCTGTTGCTAGCAATACGAACGGAACAGAACCGGGTGCGGCTGGAAGATACTGACTTTGGTCAATTACTTGTACTTCTACGCCTGGAGATGTTAATGCCATTTTCTTTTCCTTTATGTAAAATTTTGAGGCTTACGGCCTAAATGCATATTATTATTTAGTAAAAAATCTAAAAAAGGATGGTTTAGCGTGCCTTCGAAGGTTAAAATCATAAATACGTTATGAGCATACTGCGACCTATCTGTGACAAGTGTAATAAGAATTACAGAGCAATTAATTATATCCGCAATGATGTAACTCACTACCGTAGCAGTTGTGATGAATGTGGACGCAAGAAAAAGAAAATAAAACCTAGAAGGTCTCTTTGGGCTAAAGGAGGGTACAAGAAAAAAGCCACATGTGATTTATGTGGCTTTCATAGTGTATTACCTAGTCAGATAACCGTATTTCATATAGACGGTGACTTAGAAAACATCAATACAAGCAATCTCAGATCGATATGTCTTAACTGCATTGAGGTGGTAAAGAAAAAAGAAGTTACGTGGCGTAGGGGTGATTTAACCGTTGATTATTGATTGTATACTAGTGTGTAATTCGTCAATAGTACCGTTATTGTCGATGTAATGGTCATATCCTAGTCCAATACTTGAATACTCACTTGCATGTACTCTAAGTTTATCTAGTTTAGCTTTGCTAATAGACCAAGTCATATTACCTACATCACCCTTGTTGTAACTAACTGCGGCTTCATACCATTCTGGTTGCTTGCCTCTGACAACACGCATTGTAATACCACCTGCGTTTTTGATAGCATTGACTTCATTAGCAAATCGGCAGTCGGTTATAACAATATTATCCTTAGATTGACGTAACTTATTCTCTACGCTAGCAACCCAAATATCTTTATGGAAGTTATTACGCAGTACCTCAGTTCCCCAATATTGCAGAACCCAACGGGGTGTGATATCCATCTGCAAGCGAGTACTCCACCAAATATCAGTCTGCTCTCGCCATTCTCGGCTAGTCTTAGTAGATCCTTCTAGTAACTCTCTATCCCAACCAAATACTGCTGAAACTGCATCTTTGAGTGAGGCTGCAAAACTTACTCTTTTAAATCCATGAAAAGTACAAAGATAATCTGCAACTGTATCTTTGCCACTACCGATCAGACCGGTTACACCTAGAATCATATGGAAACTCCTATCAGATACTTAGTATATGACAGGAGTGTAAAAAAAGAAAGCGTTTAGGTTCAATCTAATTCATCAAACAGATAGACGGTTAATGGTTTGTTTACTTTTAATGCTGATGCTACTCTATGATGTCCGTCTAGTATATAGAACGTCTGCCCATCTCGCAATACGACTGGTTTGTCTTGATATTCGTCAAACATCGCTTCATCACTACCATAGTCACTGAGCCAATCTTGTGTTGCAGTAAGTTCATTTGGATTCATTCGCACAACTTCAGGTTCGTATCCGCCATCAATCAAATCATAAACCGCATCCACTAATTCACTAGAATCAGTATGTTCGTCAGAATAATGTTGCATTGTTCTGGGATCGTAGGGTCCCCTATACTTACCCAAAGGCAATGTTGTATCTCTATACGATTCTAGTAATTCACTGATCTTCATGTTAGCCTTGCACCCACGTTAACGGCTGACTATAATCTACATATCGCTTCAACTCATCAATTAAATTTACCTGTAATTCTTTTGCTTCAGATTTCATAGCTGCGCCGTTCAAACTAGTACCTCCACCAGGGCCGGCTATGCTAGCAAACTTTTCACGTGCTTCACCTATGATACCCTTTAACACAGCTAAGGTAAAGTCACCAATCCATACACCTGCTCCCGGGTCTTGTAGTAACACTTCTACAGAACGTTGCACATCAGCCCAAATAAGAACTTTCTCACCAGTGCCTTTAAAGTCACGTACAATACGCATGACCTTGGTAACGGGATCGAATGTATAGTTTAAGTATCCACCGAACATACGTGCAGTCAACTCAACATAACCGGCATAGAAATCATAGGTAGCTAATCCACCGGCTACGTTATAATTCAACAGGTATGTATTCAATATAGCAGAACTGAATGGATCGAATGATGTAGCTCCGGGTCCAGTTTCTAATCCAACTGTTCTACGATATAAACATCTTACATTAATAAATTCACTAGGTAATGTATAGGTATCAACGTTTTTAATAACAGTGAATAGGGTATATGTTTCAGCAGTTGCATTCTGTGCTCTTTGTCGGTATATCTTTATGGCGTAATTGAATGCGGCTTCATAGTGCTGCGGGTCTAATTCCAAGTCAATGATATCTCCACCTAATCGCAATCGGATGTTATTAAAGAGGGCTTCTTTTAATTCATCTAGTGTTAAATTAGTGGGTGTTGTTAATATACTTGCTACCATATGTGTTCCTATTATCTTATATTTATCTGGTTACATGTGATTGATATTCTTAGGCAATGGCGAGTAGATATAAATCTACAAGCCAAAAACATTCTTGAGGAACATAGGCGATGATGAATTAAAAGATTACAGTGGAGGATTGTCTATGTCGCACCGACCCCGTGAAGGGACTTTTCCGTATTCGCTGTTAAAGTGTAGGTATATTCATCAGGATTCTACACACAGCCCAGGCCCTCTATCGCAATTACTATGACCTGGCATACTATCAACTGTTAAGATATGGGAAACGTTACTCAACAAAGGTGAGGCGTTTAAAGCATCCAAGGGTAGTCCCATAAATATTGCGTTGGTCCCGCACTCTACCGTCGCACCACTATGAGAACGGATTATAGCCACACTTTGAGGTAGTGGGTCACCTATAGACCAATAAAAAACGGGCGTTGTGGCCCGTTTTAGTTAAATATCGCCTTCTTTGCGATTCTCTGAATAGTGTGCATCAAATGTGCCACCGGGATATCGACTTTCTAACTTACGAATATTTTCATCAATAACATCATTAGGGTCGATATTCAATGCACGACATGCATTGATCCAGTACCACATAACATCACCTAGTTCACGCTTCATGTGAAAGACTGCGGCTTCATCTAGAGGCTTACCTTGAAAGATAATCTTCTTAGGCACCTCAATGAATTCCCCTGCTTCTGCTGCCAAACCAAAACATGCAGTCATAAGCAATGGAACATTGATATCAGGACCATGTGTGCATACAGTGGCATCAAAGTTTCCGTCTAGTTCATCTAGTCGATTCATAAATGTAGTCAAGTCATTACTTGCTTTGCTGGTTACAGCCTCTACGAATTGTTGGTATTTGTTTAAATCAATGTTTTGTGTCATATTGGTCCTTATTTGTAAGTGGTGTGTAGTTTGTTCTTAGTAATATACTCGTAAAGATGTTCTGAGTAAAGCTTATGCGGAACTTCATCGTGGTGATAATACTTTGCTTTTGTGTTCTTGTAGCCCAAGTTAGCATACTTGTAATAGAACGGTTCACTGTTGTTGTCAAAGTCTAAGAATCGTTTACGATCAATCTGTTCTTTGTACCAAGCTAATGTTTCATGTTCTTGTGTAAACATGTAAAGCGTATTTACAAACAAGTATTTGACCTTCTTCATTTGTAGGAAGAATTGTAATTGAGTAACGTAGGTTGCGCTGAGTATTTCTAGGTACAACTCGTTATCAGCCATGAATCTATGATAACCTTCAATAAAGTCTTGTTCTTTAGAACCGTTACCTTTGTAGCCCATATTGATTCTGATGTAGTCATCATGGGTAGTGCTGTACCAATCTACATGTTTATCCCATTCTTGATTGTACCATGTCTTTTGATAGAAGGGAACTTCCATTCTAATACCATCAGCCCAGCCTACAAGTACAAATACTTCACTGTATGGATCGTAATTGTTATTAAACCAATCTAGGACACTTCTGACGACACCGCCATTTGCCGAACCTGCAATTGCAATGTTTACTGGTTCATATCCTAGCTTTTGTGCTAGCAGATTACCAAAGCTATTCTGTCGATTGTATGGACTATCACTTGATCCATCAATCTCAGATCCTGT